ACGTAGCCACCATTGCCGCGCACATCGATGCCGGGCCCGACCTTGCTCTCGCTGTTGCGGATGTCGACGTTGGGGTCCCAGGCAAAAAATAAATGCTTACCCCCGCGCGGAGTGATCGATGCCAGCGTCTGTGGCAGCGGCCCGTGTTGGGCAACGAGCTGATTCAGGGCGGCGACGCCGTCGAGCTGCTTGACCGGATCAACATCGGGATCGAGAGCCCAAACGCCACTCGCGGGACCGGTCGGTGCAGCGATCATTGCGTTCGGCCACTTCCCCCACCACGCACGAATTTGCGCCGCATCGGTCGTCGCGTCTTTGAAGACGTGCGACGTGAGCGGCTTCTTGTCGAGCGGGCTGCATGGAAAAACAGGAAGACCCTTGCGCTCATACTCGAGCGCAGCGTCGAGGGCGTCAGAAGGCGTGCTGGCTTGTGCTTGCGGGCTCATGTGATCTTTCCTCCAAGTTTATAAAAAAGACTGTGCAAATACTGATGCTGCCTTGGGGTTGGCTCGTGCCCCCACACCGTGCGTGACGCCATATCATCGATGAATTCGTGATGCCGGTCGGGAAGCCGATGCTTCTGACGCTGCAGGAAGAGCGCGACCTCGGTCCATTCGAGCGCGCCGTCGGTGTTACGGAACGCGCCGGTGCCGTGCTGCTTGCTTTCCGCCGCTTTCACGCCCTCGGCGTAACCAATGGCGCGCGCGTTCTCGATCGCAGCACTGATCTTCTGCTTGTCAGTTTCGCTCAAACCACTGCCGTTTGCGTTCTCGACGTGATCGGCGAGCGTATGAAAGCTATGGCCGTAGGCTTCCAACAAGCGCGCGATGGCACACAGTGCGGCAAAGGCCTCGCCCTGACTGTTGGAGGCCAGCAGGCGGATCGGTTTGCCAAGCTTGGCGGCGAGCGCGTGTGGGAGCGCCATGGCTCACTGGCTCCTCTCCGCTCGTGGCACCCGCGTGATCGAGGCCTTGATCCAGGCAACGATATCCTCGCGTTGAATGAGCTCACGCGCCTGTTGCGAGAATATTTCCGTCGCCCGCAGGCGCGTTGCCGCGTCTGGCGCGCGCCCGCATATCGATGCAACCACCGCCAATGTCAGGGCGGTGTCCGCCTCGGCGCTGTCAGCTCCAGCCAGGATTGCCAGGATGCCGTCAGTAAGCCGTATAACGCGAACTTGTTGGGCCTTGTCGTCATTGGTCATTTGATCCCCCAGCACCGCTGGTGGTGGGGACATATTTTGCAGCGCCAGTCCTCGGGATCGTCATAGCCGCGCGGTAGCAATTCTCCGGCACGTGTTGCTTCGATGATGTTGACGGCGCGGTCGCTCCATTCCTGCGCGCGCTCAGCATTAAATGGTACGAAGAAGTGCAACAGCTCACAGGTGTCGGCGTTGCATGCCGTGAACAGCGCGGGATTGGTGATGTCGAGGTAGGCTTGATAGAGCGAGATCTGCGCAGCGTATTGCGGAAAGGTTTTCTCGAGCCCGTCGCGTTCCAACGCGCGCCAGTTTTTGGCATTGACCGCCTTGTGTTCCCACACCAGCGGGTAAATTAGATAGGCACCCGGCGAATCGGGGCCGTGAATGATGATGCCGTCGGCGTGACCGCGAAACGCGCCAGCGACAGCGGTGAAAGCGAGCGCCTCGGGTGGCGCAAACTTGAAGCCGGCCGCGATGAGATGCTGGCGCGCACGCTCCTCGAAATAGTGCCCGCGATCGAAGATCTCGCGCGTCCTGGCCGCGAGCACAGGTTTTATCCACCAGTCAAACTGGGTGCGCCGCGCGCATCCGTGTCCAACAATGCTTGCGCCTAAATAGCCGCACGGTAATTCTGCTGCTGTTGCCGCAGCACGCTCAATCGCATCGTTGATGGCGCTATTGATCGGCTCGGTCGACAGGTTAACGCGATTGAGATTGAGCACGAGAAGTCTCCGCAGCCGCATCGAGCTCGGCCAGGTGGATGTCCTCGACCATCGCGTAGTTGAGACTGTTGAGGCGGCGCTCGATGTCTTCGAGGGCGGCACTGCAGCCACGACCGCGAGGTTGCGCGAGCGCGTCGTGGGCCAGTCTGCACAGGTGAAGAACCTCGGCACGATGCCTACGCAGGCATTTCAGCAGTGGCGGCTCGGCCTCACGCAGCGCGCGATAGGCGTCAGCCTCCTGGTGGGTCGCAAAGGCGAGCGGTCCGCCATCTGGTCCGGTAATGTCAGTCATGATGTCTATCCTCCTCTCGTTGAATTCCCTCGGCTCCATGAGCGGGCTACCGGCAGCGGCATTGGCCTGACGCGCGATCGTGGCGGCGCTCGATTGGCGGGTGATGCCCTTGTCGCTCAGATCGCGCGCGATTATCGCCTTGCGAATGAGCGGCATGGCCTTAAGCAGAAACTCGATAATGTCGTCCCTCGGCCAAAGGGTCAGCGGCTTTGACCAATCGAGCTCGGAGCAGGCATCAGCGAGATCCGGCAGGATCGCCGCCACCGCGCCTGTGTCCCATGGCTGCGGATCGAGAGCGGTCATCCTGACGCACTGTTCAGTATCGATCTGCTCGGCTGTTGCCTGTTCGGCGCGCTTGGAGATCCAGGCGAACAGACCCGCGCTCAACATCCAGCCCAGCTCGGTCTCGCTCAATCGCCCGACCGGCGTGCCCGGCGGAATGGGGCCGTCCACCTGGACGACCCCGCGCATGGCTGTGATAGCGGCGGCAGTGGCGTCCCGCTGCCACTGATCTTCGAGCGTGGACAGCGAGACCTCGCCGATGGTGCGGGTCTTCTTCTTCTTCACGACGCCCACCCCGGCCGTGCAATGGGTGGCGCGGTCTCGGCGGACGCAGCCTGCGCCCCACCGCCACCGCCATTGAACGGCGGCAGTTGCTCGACTGGGTGCCAGTCCCTCTTATCGGGCGTGATTACTCCGGCGAGGACGTTCTTGTCGGGCCAGTTCTCGCCCGAGCCATCGTTTCTGGGCCTGCCCTTCTCGATGCCGATACGGCCGACGAAGCTCATGCCCTCGAACTGTTTGAGGCTGACCGTGCGGGCGGCACGCGCTTGCGGGCTCAGATCATCGGGCTTGAGGCCCAATGCACTATCGAGGATCGCCTTGAGCGTACTGCGGTTGATATCCGCGGACCTGGCGTGGCCGTCAGTGGTGCCAGTCAGGATCCAGCGCTCGAACAGCTTGCGGCCCTTATACGGGCCATCAGCGATGGTGAGCTCGCCGACGAGCATCTCGCAGCCGCCGTCCTTCGAACGCGTGAGCTGCCCGTCCTCGCCGACATTGCCGGGGCGGATGTGAATCACGAACGTCGCGGTGGTGCCGTGCGGGATCACCTCGAACTGTGGCGGTGGAGCATCGGAATAGTCATACGGCATCTGGATTCTCCTTTGTTTGAGCGGGTTGCTCGGGTGAAACAATGGCAAAAGGCTTGCGCTGGCCGGGACCGGTGAGCTTCTCGATCAGCGCACCAAGGTTCGGCGGTTCGAGCTGCTCCAGCTTTCCGCTACGATCCTTCGCCGGATATCCCCAGACATTCGGATTTGTGCAAACGAACGCGCGCACCGGCTTGTGGTCGCCGAAATCGATCCAGGTCATGGTGATGATTTCATCGACGATAGCGGGCAGCTCACGGCCGGTCTTGCTGCCTTCGATCTGCGGTTGCCACGTCGAGATGTTGAGATCGTCGGTGTTTTTTTCCAACACTGCCACAAACACGACGGTCTTCTCGCGTGCGTGCTGGAGCTGGTTGAGCCAGCTGATCATGCTGCGTGCGTGCAATCCATAGATGCCGCGCAGATCCTTGCGGCCGCGATCGCTGGTCGCTTCCGGCTGCTGTTCTGCGTTGGTAAAGCAAAGACGGCCGGCGCCGGTTAGGCTATCGATGAACAGAATGTCGAAAGCTGCGAGCCGTGCGAGCTCGGGGTTCTTCACGACTTCGGTGTAGTGGGCCTCGCTGTAAGCGACGTTTGCCGGTAACGCCGGATTGGGGCCACCCAGAGCGCAAGCCAGATCGCGGCAGTCGTTCCACGTTTGCGGCCGTACGCTCGCAAACTGCAAATCATTCACGGCAATGAGGCCGGCTTCGATATCCACGACCAGGGTTGATGCCAGCAGCTTCGCGGACAGGGTGTGCAGGAGCGAAGTCTTGCCGGCACCGGAGGGGCCGATGAGCAGGATCTTGGCACCGCTCTTTTCGGCGAGGCGCTGGTCCGCTGTGATGATCTTCATGGCACGTCCTTCGCGCCCAGTTGTTCGCGCTCGGGCCATCGCCTCCCGCAAACCTCAACACCGGGC